ACCCTGGAGCGGAGAAAACAGGAAATAGCCCACGACGGCAAAAAGACGAACCATTTTATCCTACATATCAACATGGATTTTCGTCTTTCGGACCTCCAGAAACTTGCTAATATCGACCCGGAGAGGATTGCCCTGGAGCTGCCGGAACCAAAGACGGAGACGAATGACATCCATTTTCAGGAAAACCAGGATATTGAGACAGCACAACCGGCGACGGAAGGCGAAGAAAAGGAAAGCGAAGAGGACGCTTTGTTGTCTTCGTGGCGGGTCTGGATCGACAACTGGTTCAAGTCGAACAAAAACGCGGACGAAGAGACTATTACTTCCGCCCGAACCTTCGTTATGGGGAAAGTAGACAATAACGTAGATATTATGGGCTACTTTGATGCCGTAGTGGACACGATCAATTCACTGAAATAACAGAAATGCCCCATTCAATAGAACCAAAAAGATTTAGCCGGGTACGGGGCACCCGGCGACAAATAGGGATTAATTATGAACGCATTAGATAATGATTATACTTTAAAAGACGGCTCAACTCACAAAGGACTGATTGAACTTGTCCGCTATCTTGTAAGAAAGGAAGTTGACGATCAGTTAGACGATGTATACAGGAAAATTAACGAAAATCGTCCTTCAAGGGATGATTTTACATCAATGGGATAAAGGGCGACAATGAGGGATATTAAACTTATTACCGATGTGAAAAATAACCGGATGCTGACCGGGGAAATTTTGAAATATAAAGACATAGCCGTTCCGTTTAAATATGGAAGTGATGGGATGACAAAGGGGATTAACAAATATTCCCCTCGCGCTTTATTCGGGGCAATCATTCATGATTATGCCTGTGAAACGGGGATTGTATCCTGGAAGGTGGGGGCGCAGTATGCCAGAGAACTTTGGAAACTGAACGGCTGCACTAAATTCCAGGTGTGGCGCTGGTATAATTCTGTCCGCGTTTACGGATTTGTTAAGAGAAAAAAATGAAATACCTCTTCGCTCTTTTTCTATTTTCCTGCTATCAACCGCCGCCGATAAATGAATTATGCAGGGCGCGTCTATTCTGGGGTACCGGCGGCTGTATTTGCTGGACAAGCGCCACGGAGTTCGGGACAGAAACCAAAACAGACACTTTAGATATACCAAGGAGGCATTGCAAAAATGGATATTAAATCAATTCGCATAGATTACGTCGGGGGAATGTCGGGGGGTGCCAAATGTCTCACCATGTTAGGACAGGGTTTACACGAACTTGGTTACGATGTAACAGGATTCAGTCCTTTTGAAAACAAACCCTATTACCCTGTTGATTATCCATGCACCTTTAAGAAACCGACAAAGGAATCAGATTTAATTATCTGTTCGCTCGGTTATTATGCCGATGACATGCCCCCCGAAAAGACCGTTCCCTGGATAATGGGGCCGGTTGGATATAGCAAATTAGAGAGAAGACCGAAAAAGTTGATCGCCATTGCGCGGCATATCATAGAGAAATACGCTCCGGATGATTTAAAGACTATTGATTATACCTTCATCCCGAGCCTTATTTTTAACCGTGATTTCTATCCGTATCGTGACCGGACAAATTACGACGTTGGTTTTTGTTTCTGGCCCCGCGGTATAAAATGGCAAAATAAAGCTATTGAGATTTTGACCGAACTGTCAAAGCGGTGCCGGGTTTGTGTTATCGGGAAGGATCCAAAGGTTAGCGGGGTTTCCTACCTGGGAAAGATAATGGACCACAGAAAGCTAGTGGATATTTATAATGAAACCGATACATGGTTTATCGATAATCTTATCGAGGGTGACAGCACTCTATTACACGAAGCCATAGCCTGCGGAACAAAGGTCGCAACGTTCCGAAGCTTCTGGACCGCCGAAATGGAAAAGAGATTTCCGATAGGGTTTTTTACTTTTCCCACAATTCCCCCAATGCGTCCCGATTTTTATTTTGAAGAGGAAGACCGCGAAAATAAACACAAAGACAGCTATTTGAATGTTGATAAAACGGTCGATTTTGTCTTGTCTGTAGTGGGCAAACCGAGAAACGTAGACCGAACATTCATTTTAAAAAACGATTATTTAACTTGTGCTAAGCGGATCATGAAAGGATTATCATAAAATGAGTATTTCGAAATTAGAAAAAAGGAAAGAAAGATTAGTATCCTATGAGCACGTCTTGAGGACGGCCTGCAGGGCAATCAATCCGAAAAGGGTGTTGGAATGGGGTCCGGGAGCGTCTACCCGGATGATAACGGAAGAATGCCCAGGGGCTCAAATTCTTTCCATGGAGCATGAAAAAAAATGGGCAAACAGGTTTAATCAAGATCCTTTGCCGAATGTTAAAATCGTACTCCGGAGCGTAGATTTACGAGGCGGAACGAGTCAGGGCTACGTTACCTGGCCGTTGTATCAATACAAAATGAATGACGGAAAAGGTTATGATTTAATTTTTATTGACGGACGGTTCCGGTTTGATTGTCTGGTGATAGCTTCACAGCTTCTAAATTCTGGCGGCTGCGTAATCATCCACGATACGCACCGAAAGATATATCATCCGGCTTTTAATCTTTTTAAGTTCTGCCGAAACGATAAAGAAAACCGAACAGCAATAATGTCGGACTCTAATTTGGAACTTTTTGACGATTCAAAAAATATGTGGTGTAACGCACTCACAAGGGAAGAAACGCTTTCAAGGATTTCGAATTATATAGAAAATAGTTTGTCTTTCTTTCACGCTCGCTTCGGGGATGCTGAATTATATTGCACTGAAGATCCAATGTTCGCAAACAAGCGGCACCAACCCAAAGACGGCAAGTTAAGCGAAGAAATAATCGAGACTTTACAGATAGATGATCCCCGTTTTCAGATCGCCGCAACCATGGAAGGATGGAGGCGCGGAAAACTCCGGAGATTACGGCGAATACTGAGCAAATATTTTCATCGAAAAGTGTTTTACCATGTCACGTTTTTACACGAAACCTTTCTTTATGACTTCCCGGCGTTCCTGAAGTTTACGGAATTGTTTAAGGATAAAAAGGTCTTATATATCGGGGGGCCGACGACTTGCAATTCTATTGAGGTTATGAACGCATTTAACATATCACACATTGTCGAATTGTCGGATACAAACGCCTATTATGAATTAGACGACAATATGGAACCGATAACCCGCTATATTAAAGAATGTGGTATAGTGATTTCCGCCCTCGGTTGGGCCTCGACAGTCCTAGCCAAACGCCTTTGGAACCAGGGAATCAGAAATATACAGTTTATCGATATTGGAAGTGTGGTCGATGCTCTGGCGGGAGCAAGCACCCGGAGCTGGATTCAGAAAAATGCGGAATATGTAGAAGAAAAAAGGAGGGTGTTTTCGTGATATTTATAACTGGACACGGACGGAGCGGGACGCTTTACACGGTAAAAGTGCTCCGAAAGCTGAGTCTTAACGTGGGCCACGAAACGTACAATATGAAAATGGACGCCGTTGTCTCCTGGTGGGATGTTAACAAAGACGTGGCGTTTCAAAAGGTCTTTCTTCAGCTCCGGAACCCCCTAAAAGTCATAGCGTCATCGGAGAAAATAAAAGGCAGTTCGTTCCGGTTGATGCTCGATACCTTAAAGCCCAAAACCAAATTTAAAAACCGCATTCACAAAGCAATGTATACGTGGTTATACTGGAATAAACATATAGAGGATTGTTTCGATATAGACCATTATTACTGGATTGAGGATTTTGAAAAACAGATTTATGTAATCCTTAAACTATTGAATTTAGAACTTCCATATTTTAAGGTTTCCAATGCGGTAAAAAGCGTTAACACCAACACCCATACCAGAGGGAAAACGAAGGATCTCACATGGGATCTGTTAAGCGAAATTGATAGTCAATTAACTAAAGACATTCAGGAATATTCACGAAGGCATGGAAAGGAATAGGAATGAGGCATTGGCGAATAGGTGTTCCATGGCTTTTGTGTATTGAAAAATACGAAAGCGCAATGGTTTATAAATTCTTGTATATATTTGGAAAACGATTCACTTTAGAGGCAAAGGAGCCTTCATGATGAGCAAACCCCGCGTATCAATAGTAATTCCCCATACCTGGACCCGTCCGCTCCGTTGTATCGGTTCAATCAAAGCCCAGACATACCGCAACCTTGAAATCATTATCGAGGTTGATGTCTTTCAGGTGGGACCGGGACAGCCACGGAACCAAGGGGGGGCAGCGGCCCAGGGAAAATATATTTATTGGCTTGACGACGATTGCGAACTTCGGAGAGATGCGATTGAAAAACTCGTTGACACCCTAGAGAGGAATCCGGACGCCTCTTTCGCCTATTCGGATTATGATAAAACCGGATCGAAATTAGGGACAGAAAGTTCCCTCCCCTGGAATCCGGAGTTTCTACGCAAACGAAATTATATAGCAACCATGGCACTCGTCCGGCGTGATACTTTTCCGGGCTTTGACGAGACTTTAAAAAGATATGTCGATTGGGATCTATGGTTGAAGTATGCCGAATTAAAACAGCATGGAATCTACATCCCTGAAAGTCTTTTCACCGCTCATTTTGAAGGAAAGGGAATATCGACCGCAGGACCGGTGAGCCGACTAAAACACACAAATATTTTAAAGCAAAAACACGGCATTTTGGAACGTACCTATTCGATCATTATTGCCGTTCATAATGAGCTGAATTATACAAAGAATTGCATTGAAAGCCTGCTCTGTAACACTTGTAACGATTTTGAGATTATCGTGGTGGATGACGCTTCGACAGACGGTACGGGGGAATATTTAGACAGCCTGGGCGAAGCCGTTACCACTATCCATAATGAGACTCAGGAACACCATTCAAAATGCTGTAATAAGGGTGCCGCGATTGCCAACGGTGATTATTACATCTTCCTGAATAACGACACTATCGTTTCCTGGGAGTGGAACACAAAGTTGAAATCCGCCTTTGACCGGCTGAAAGATGCCTCCTGTGTTGGTCCTGTTACGAGTCATTCCGCAAGCTGTCAGGCTTTGGTACTTAAACAAAAAAACGGTGCTGGTGTTGATCTGACAAACATCAAGATTGTTCAGGATGAAATAACGAAATGCCTTTCCGGGGAGTGCGCAGCCGCTAAAATCACCGGATTCTGTTTCTTTACAAGTCGGGATGTCTGGGATCTGGTTGGTCCCTTTGATGAGGAAATCCCGGCCGGCGGCAATGAAGGGGAATGGATTATCAGGGCGCGGGCGAAAGGATTATTCCCCTGGATTGACACCCGGACCTATGTTCACCATTACGGCAACGCCTCGTATAAGAAGCTGGATTCTAAAGGGTTATGGGCCAAAGGCAAAGATGTAATTTTGAGAAAACACGGCCAGAAACAGCTGGATTGGTTAGAAAAAGAAATGTATCTGGATATTTACCAGGAAATCCGGCTGATTATAGAGCGATAGTTTTGTCTTTTGTTGCTGTTCTAATTTAAAATAATTATATTGAATTAAGCGAAAGGAGTGAATTATGATCACATTAAAATTATTACTTACAGCCGGTTCGGTTGTGCTTTTGCCGTTCTTGGTGATTTTCAGTCTGGGGATAATGCTTATCGATATACTTTTTGATAACTCTATGCCCCTTGAAGATATCCCCCCTCTTCGCTTTTTACGATAAGATATGGGGGGAGGTGAAATGATGGCAACACGTGGAATAATATTCAACACAGAAATGGTAAAGGCAATACTGGACAGGAGGAAAACCCAGACGCGAAGAATTGTTAAAAGTAATCATTGGCCCGTTCCTATAGCTGACGGGTTTGAATGGTGCCTCCATGAAACAAAAGACGGAAGATGGGAAGTTGGGGCTTTAAATAAAGGGACTGGGGAGGGTTCATTTCATTCATACATTAATTGCCCCTACGGCAAGCCCGGCGATATTATCTGGGTGCGGGAAACATTTTTAGCCGTTGGAGGTCTCGATTGCCCCAATCCCCGGATTATATATCGGGCATCAGATCATGATTGGGTCTCCCCTGCTTGGCAATCATCCACTCAACTACCGGAAAAATACGCCCGTCTATTCCTGAAAATCAAGGACATTCGGGTTGAAAGGGTGCAGGATATTACGGGGGAAGACGCAAAATCAGAAGGTGTCGCCGGTTCAGACCGAAAAGGTGTGCCTTACGGAAATTGTAAAATTGCATTCATGGCACTATGGGATAAAATCAACTATAAGCGCGGATTCGGATGGTCAGTCAACCCATGGTGCTGGGTTATGGAATTTGAGAGGACGGAAAATGCACAATAACAGCCTGGCAGCCGATAAACTAATCACCGACGATGGCACAAAAGACAAACGCCGGAAAGCTATCATAGAGATATTTGTCAGGGCGCAAAGACCCTTGTCAGATTGGGAAGTCCTTCAGAGATTTAAACCCGGGAGTGACAATCTGAATTTAGTACGGCCCAGAATTTCAGAAATGTACGGGGGTCCGAATCCGGTACTTGAGGAAGGACCGCCCGCCCGGAGCCATTGCAAAAACTGTAATGTGCGGACTTCTCAGCTTGTTAGTATTAAGCGGCAAATGAAACTTACTTTATGATCGAATTACTCCATACCGATTGCATGGATTACATGGCCGGCGTTGAGGACAAGGCTTTCGATTTGGCTATTGTTGATCCGCCTTATGGGATTGGTGATTTCACCCGAAAAAGATCCCATGGTCAAGCAGTAAACAGGACCTACTCCGTCCCAACATGGAACGACTCAACACCCGAAAAAGAATATTTCCTTGAACTGGAGAGGGTTTCTAAAAGGCGCATAATATGGGGTGCTAATTATTTCAATTGTTTTAAACCTGGTGGTGCCCTTGTTTGGTATAAAAACATAGGGGCAGAAACAATTTCGAGTTGCGAAATAGCATCTTTGTCATTTCAAAAAAAGGTTGATTATGTTAGAGTGCAATTACGAACCGGATTCTACGGTCCGGACCGTATCCACCCATGTCAGAAACCCGTTAAGCTGTATAAATACCAACTGGAAAAGTATGCTAAACCCGGCGACAAGATTCTCGACACTCACCACGGCTCTGGCTCACTCGCTATTGCCTGTCACTATATGGGGTTCGACATGGTGGCGTGCGAAATCGATAAGAAATATTATGAAGACGCAAAAAAGCGATTCAGGGAAGAAACTAAACAAGTGAGCTTTTTGTGAGAGAACTTTCCCTTTTCTCTGGTGCCGGGGGTGGACTACTCGGAACCTATTTGCTCGGATTTAGTCCAGTTGGATATGTGGAATTTTCAGATTATTGCCAACGTGTTTTAAAACAAAGGATCAAAGATGGAGTCTTCCCAGAAGCCCCAATATTCGGCGATATCAAAGCATTCATCGGTGAAGGGTACGCCGAAAGCTATACGGGAATGGTTGATGTCATCACAGCAGGGTTCCCCTGTCAAGAATTTAGCGTTGCGGGTGCCAGAGCCGGAAGTTCAGGGGAAAGAAATATGTGGCCTGAAACGTGGACAGCCATTCGCACAATCCGACCCCGGGCGGTCTTTCTCGAAAACGTGCCGGGGCTTCTTACTTCGGGCGTGGAAGCCGATCCAGACATCGATATTTCCTACTTCGGAAGCATCCTCGCTGACCTGGCCGAAATCGGGTATAGTGAAATCCGGTATTGCATACTCGGCGCAGATGACGTTGGTGCCCCACATCGGAGGAAAAGGCTCTGGATTTTGGGCTACTCCAAACGCAAATATGCAGGGGGAAATAACACCGGAAAGAGCTCGGGAATTGGGATGGAAATGGAACGAAACTCATTGGATAAAAAAAGATGGAACGAAAGCGAATACGAGTCTCACACATCAAGCGATGTGGCCGACTCCAACGAAAAACGCAAACCAGGATTGTCCCTCAGAGCGACGGAGAAACACTCCAGCCCTGGAGTCAGCAGTAAAGTGGCCGACTCCAAACGCGATAGGCGGGGCGGAAATTGCAGAACATTGGGAGGGGGAGATAATTCACAGCCCTTCGGGAAACCCGAGAAGATTAGCAAAGACGGGCAGCGATTTCGGGATGAAACTTCCGGTTGCGGTAAAATTACATGGTGGGACATCGACCCGGCAGACCTACCCGACACCGAGAACCCGCCATCTTTGCGGGGGAACGGGGAACTTTCAGCAGATTGCGGCCCTGGACTTACCGGAGAAGGAAAAGAAAGCGATGGCCGGCGGGGGCTCGTTAAATCCAGACTGGGTTTGCTGGCTCCAAGGTTGGCCCATCGGTATGACCTCACTGGCACCTTTATCAAAGGCCCGGTTCCTAGAGTGGCAACTGGCGTTCGGGATAGAGTTTCACGATTGAAAGCTATTGGAAATGGACAGGTAAGTTTGTGTGCTGCAACAGCATGGGAAATCCTGACTTTTAATCTTGACACCTAACCTAAATTAATTATTTTAAATTACAAAACATTAAGGAGTGAATCAACATGGCAAAGACTAAAAAATCCGACAATTACCCGAAGATGTTACCGAATGGGAAATACCCGTTTTCCGGACAATTGGAGCCGGCCCTCGGGGAGCCGTTTTTCGATGCGGCCGCAAAGCTGGACGTTTCCGCGGTCGCCTTGTTCCGCCGGATGGTCAAAATTGAGAACGAAAGTCACCGGGCTTTTAATTCGTTGAGTTAATGCTTGATCTTGGGATGTTGTTTTTTTATTCTTTAGATAGAAGTCGAGATAATTGAAATTCAAAGGGGTTAGGCGCACGCCGAGTCCAGGGGGTTACTCGACTTTCCCTTTGGAGCCCCGCCAAAAGTCGAGGTAATAATGAAATATTTAGAGAAATTGAAAAATGAGTAAAGACCTTCCTTATTTCCGTTTCACTTGTCAGGAGTGGGCTGCTGGAGACATTTCACTAGAAAATGATTCCACTAAAGGAGTTTTTACAGACATTTGCGCTTATTATTGGTTAAAAAATTGTTCAGTTTTATATCAAATTTTACTCAAAAAGTTTCCAAAAAAGATCCAAAAAATTTCAGTTTTAATAAAAAATGGAATAATTAAGCAAGATGGGGATTATGTTCGTATTGGGTTTTTGGATGAACAATGGGCCAAACTTAAAGTAAAAAGCAACAAGTTGTCGGAATCAGGTAAAAAAGGTGCTGCCGAAAGAGAGCGTAGAAAACAAGCCACCCTTAAGCCACCCTTAAGCATTAAAGATAAAGAGAAGGATAAGGATAAAGAAAAGGATAAAGAAAAGGATAATATAAAAAGAGAAATTCCCCTTTCCCTTGATAACCCAGGATTCAGAAAAGCCTGGAAGGATTGGGAGCAACACCGAAAAGAGAAAAAACAGAAATTAACCCCGTCAACGATTAAAAGGCAATTAAAAACGCTCGAAGAAATGGGCTTGGTTCGCGCCACCGCAGCAATTGAATGGTCAATCGAAAAAGGATATCAGGGCATTTTTGAAGAAAACAAACCGGAGGAAAGTCGTGGAGAAAAGAGACTCAAAGAGTTACAGCGGAAACATGGACAAATCTGAAATCATAGAAATCGAAGTCCTGCGGATTAATTCAAAGGCAACGCCCGACGAAATAGGGTTGTTTGTACAGGATTTAGCCGCAATCCCTTCGGGGCATGTTTCCGAATGTTTCCAGGCCGCCAGACAGGCTAACACCCGATTCAGGGTGCCAAACGCCGCCCAGATTCTTTTGGCCTGGCAGAGCATTAGAGGTCGCTTTAACCGTACTGATTGGGACCCGCACAAAGGCGCTGAAGGCGAAAATATCCGGAATCACAGCTTTTGGACAATCGAGTCTCTTCCCTGGTGTTATGTCTCAAACCGCCATAGACACTTAATCCACGTAAAAAACGCCGGAACGATGACAAATGACGAGGCCCTGGAATGGTTGGAAGTGAAGAGGCTCCACTGGTTTCAAAAGAATTTAAGACTAAACGAAAATATTGCCGAAAAAATCAATTCTTTGGAAAATCCGGGCGAAATAGTCAATTTTTGCGATTTACCGAAAGACATAACGGATTGTGTCGCCTCAATCTAACTTTGTTGAAACTAGGGAAATTTGAGAATATGTGGAAAAACTTGATAATTGACCCGGTTGCAAAGCCCCGGATGACTCAGCGGGACAAGTGGATGGTACGGAAACCGGTTGCAAAATATCGCAAATATTGTGAAAATTTAAGGAAATTTGAGAATACACGGAAAATAATTGATTGGGATAAATTGGAAATCAAATTCTTTCTTCCCGTTCCGAGGTCCTGGTCAGGAAAGAAGAAATTCGAGAAATACGGAAACCCGCATACTCAGCGGCCCGATATCGACAATTTGTTAAAAGGATTTATGGATGCCCTGCTTCCGGAAGATTCCCAGATTTGGAATGTCAAGGTAACGAAATTATGGGGAACTGAGGGCTCAATTTATGTTAAATGCAAAGATGTGTAAATCCTGCAGGCTTCCGCATGGTGCCCGGGGCGTACTGGAGGAAGGGGAATATATCTCGGATGTCCAGTTTTACAGCGGGCGCGGAACCATGGCAGCCAAGCCGGTTCAAGTTCAATTGGGCGAAGACGGGGTTTGCAATATCTGTAATTTGAAGAAAGGATTTTTTAAGAACCTCGTGAATCCGAAAAAACACGACTATAAAGGACCATTAAAAATTGTAAACATCAGCCAACCACAAAGGAGTGAGTCATGAAAAAAACAAAATTATTAAAAGTTGCCCTTAATCCCAACGAAGTGGAAGGAAAGCTTAAATCACTGAGCAAAGCTTCTATCGGTCTTCTGGAAGCGGAAATCGAAAGGAAGAAGGTGGCCGGGGAGTTCAACCAGGAAATTAAAGCCTTTAAGCAGGAAATCAAAAATATTTGTGGTTCCCTGGAATCCGGCAGTGAAATGCGCGATATTGATTGTGATGTCCGGAAAAATAAAAAGGATAATGTTTTCGAACTGGTCCGGCTGGATACGAACGAGATTGTCGAAACCACCCCTATGGAAGGGAACGAACTCAATGAGGATCTTTTCGACAGTGAGCCGGGGGAATAATGGTCGCCACAACACCACGGGATAAGAACAAAACGAAACAGTCATACGAAACGCCTGACAACTTCTTTGAGGCAGTTAATCGATCCCTACCCTTCGCCTGGGATTTGGCGGCAAGCGAATATAATCGGAAATGCCACAACTTCATTGATGAGAGTTCCGACAGTTTAACGCACCCATGGCACACCCTAAACCACCGATCATGGCTATGGCTTAACCCCCCGTTTAAAAACATTGCTCCGTGGGCTCGGAAGTGTTACGAAGAAAGCCGACTCGGGGCAAATGTTGTAATGTTAACCCCCGCCTCTGTTGGATCAAACTGGTTCCGGGATCGTGTTTGGAAAAAGGCTCTGGTCGTATTCCTTAACGGACGGTTGACATTCAAGGGGGAAACAACTTGTTATCCAAAGGATTGTATGATTTCAATCTTCTCAAACAGCGTATCTCCCGGCTGCACTATCTGGGATTGGAGGAATAAGAAACCCTTATATCATAAACCTTTAGTTGTGGGGAAGTGATGGGAAAAGCAATCTATAATCCATCGGGGAAAGCGGGGGAGTACGGTTATTGGGCGGCGAATTTTTACAACGGGTGTTCAAACGATTGCGAATACTGCTATTGTAAAGATTATCCAATGGGGCGATTTTGGTCAACGACTCCGACATTAAAAAAGAGCCTAGTAAATGAAAACAAAGCCCTAGAAATTTTCAACCGGGAAATGTGGGACGATATAGAAAGCCTCAGAAAACACGGCCTTTTCTTCAATTTTACTTCTGATCCATTCCTTAAAGAAACCATTGAGTTAAATATGCGCGCAATTAACCAATGTAACACAGCCGGGATACCAGTAAAAACTTTAACAAAACAAACCTGTTTTGCTGATCGTCTCCCGGGAAACGTGTGCCCCGGCTTTACCTTAACCGGTCACGATGAATTGGAGTTACACGCCAAATCAAACGAGGCTCGGATTGAAGAAATGAAATATCTGCACGATAAGGACTTTAAAACTTGGGCCTCAATCGAACCTATTATCGATTTTGAGTCTAGCCGCGAAATGATATGGTTTGCAAAGGATTCGTGTTGTTTGTTTAAAATAGGATTAAAAAGTGGGAATAAATATCCGGCTTTGCAATTGAGGGATTTTATAGAAGATATTTCGCGCATTCCTGGTGATTTTAAAATCTATTGGAAAGATGAATTGCTGAATCAGGCCGCTATGGGGAGAGAAGGGCTTCCGAAAAGCGTCGATAGAAATTATAAACTTTGGGAACAAAAATGAATCCAATCAAAAAACTATTCCGCTACCTATTCCCCCCGACATATAAAACCGTCCAGTGTAAGGATTGCGGCTTCAAAACCCGGACTCAGTTCTGGAAGGATTTCCACGATTGCGGGGGGATTCAGATACATTTTGGACACTTTATCCATAGAAGCGAAAGCGAAATAAGTATACGATAAAAAAAAGGGAGGAAAAACTATGATTAAAACTAGACGGGAAATGCAGGGCAAAAAGCTGCCGTTTTTTTATGGCTTAACTTATTACGATGTCTGTTGGGCTCAAATTCATATTCATTTGATCCCTCTGAATTTAATTATACGATACATCCGGCTTTTGTTTATTAAAATTAAATATTCCAAGCCAAGTAAATTCGAAGATAAACTTCTGGAAGCGTACTCGAAAGGCCGGAGGGACGGTCGGCGTTCATACAAAGAAGAATTTAGAAAGGATTTACGAAAACACGTTTCCAGAATGCAAAAAGGAGTGAAAACCCATGAAAGTATGGATTGAACAGGGCGTCATTTGGGATCTACGCCCCGAAGCGGCGGCAGGATTCCGGAAAATAATCAAGGCTGCCAAGTCCGATATTTTTGTTACATCCGGCCGGGAGGGGGATCACGCCCCTTGGAGCCTTCATTATTTGGGGCTTGCCTGGGATGCGCGTTCATGCGGGTTGACCAAAAAGGAAATGCAAAAAATCCTCGGTGCCGACTTCGATATCGTATATTATCCGAACTGGAAAGGCTATCACATTGAATACGATCCGAAATAATGGAATATAACGAATACATAGCAACCGTGGAAACCAAAGTCCGGATTAAAGCCCAAAGCCGGGATCATGCTACTTTGATGGCTGAACGGTTCCAACCTTCCGTATTTATCAGCGCTCCGGGCCTTGAATTGACCTCCGAAGAGGGCGTGAAAGTGAAAAATATCAAACTTGCTTAAAATATTAGTACCATCGAACCGTGAAAAATTATATTATCAATGAGGATTAACCATCAAATCAGGAGCGGTAAAAATGGCAGGCAAACGGATTCCCCCGACACCAATGGAAAAAGAATTATCAGCCCTGGCAGAAAAAAGGGTGAGGGACCTCGACGGAATGAGCCGGCGGGACCGCCCGAAGATGATCGCTTTAACCGAGCAATTCGAGAAGGATTGTGCCGCTGTGAAAGCCAAATACAAAAAAACCGCCGCAGCGGGAGCAAAAAAGGCTGAAGAGGCTGCAAAAGCGAAAACCAAGAGTGACGCGGAAGCGGCCGACAATCTGGCTGCCAAGAAGCAGAAAGTATAAACCCAAAAAAGAGGGGAGTGCATTCGGCCGGATGCCTCCCCGCAGATAAGGAGTGAAACAATCATGATCGTAAATTACGGGGATATCCTCAAAGACCAGAGCGGTACCGCAATGAACCGCGGCGAAGGAGCCTGTTTTCTTGTTGTCAGTGACGGCAGAAAGCAGCCCGGAGTGCAGGACCCGGAAGCCGCCCGCACTCCAGAAGTAAAAGACGGCCGTTACATGATTATGGAAATTTCCGACACCAGAGCAACCCCCATGGGGCCCATGAGCGTAGTCGATGAGGACACCATAGGACAGATGAAAAACATTGGCAACCTTTGTAAAATGGTCTGGGAAGAAACTTAAATCGTTATTGCCGTTCCGCGTTTCCGATAAACAGTCCGTACCGAACATCCCAATTCAACAGCCATTTTTCCGACCGGCATATCGGGATTTTTCCGGATGAAATTCATATCGCTTTGTTTGTAGAAATCTTTGGGGATGTGAATTGTCACGCCCGGCAACTTAACCATCATGGCTTTTACCTGGTTGATGCCGATGACGTCCGACAGTATCCGGAGCCCTTCATTCGGCAGGTCTACGCGCTTAAATCTTGATAAAACTGACTTCATGCGGGTTTTAGTAGATGTTTACTGAGGATGAAAAGGGATAGTTTTATTTGTGCCGGTCCGACGATTAGATAAGGGCGTTTTGGTATCCCCTGTTTAGGGCTTCCAAGTTGATGGGCTCTTGCATATTCCCGATTGCTTCCGACGGCTACCGTGTCTCGTCCGATAAGCTGAGCGGAAACGTCGCTCGATAGATCCCCTTCCCTTTCCAGAATCTTTTTTCCTGCTCCGAACTCTTTCGCTTTCCGGCTTTTATATGGCTGTTTCAATGGTTTCCATCCTGGCCCCTGCCGTTCAAAAGCGTTTTGACTTGCCCGTTCCAGCATACCCCCGATCTTAATCAGTGGGCGGCGTAGGTTCTGGGCTTGTCCGTTCAAATCCTTAAACAGCTTTTTAAACTCTTTGTCGTTTATCGTGGCTTTGATTGTCACGAAAGATCCTCGGGTTTCATGTTCTCCCCGGCTTTCCATATGTCTTCGTCGAAATCTTCTCTTTTTGGCTGAAAAAGGTCAATCGCTGGATTGGTGCCGAATCCCGGATCCGGCTTCTGACTTGATTTAATCTTGATTCCCCTGCTTTTCGCTTCGGCGCGGGTAAGGGCAACGGTACGCCCGCGACAATTAAATCCATTCGGCGGGTACCAGGAATTAGGCGATTTCCAGAATTTCGATGTTATCGGCTGGATTGACCCGGATTGTGCCCGGTGGCTTGTCCGGGTTTTGCTGTCCAGGACCTCGATTAACTCCAGGAACGGCCGATCCCCTACATTATCAACTTGCCTTTCGAACCGTCCAGCATTCAGTGAGTTTTGCATATTTGTTCGATAAATTGTCTTTAAACGCCATGGAGTAGTTAAAATCTCCTTAGTTTTCCCATTTTTCAGGGTTACGATTCTTTTCCCTGTCCAGCCCTTTTTGGCAAGGGTATTGGTAATGTTCTTTTGGAAGGTGCGGAACGTCTGCCCTTCGGATAGTGATTTCGCTATTTCGTCCCTCATGTCCTGTAAAACAGCCATATTCACGGACCGGGTAACGGCGAATAATTGGGCTTTTACGGCCGCTTCCGTCTCCGCAGCGGTAGCCGTAACCTTGATCCCTTTCTTCTCAAAGAGCTCAACGGCCTGTTTCGGCGCTAACTTCTGGGCCTCGATTAGAATGTCTTTAGGAATTGCCATTAATCTTCGTTGCCGCCCCTGCCTACGCTTCGGGTATTGAACAGGGTGCGCCCTAAATCTTTTTCCAGGGCTTCCGGCCGGACCTGGGCGAAAATCTTCAAAAGGCCCTCATTGGCTTCATCAAACGATTTCGCTTTCTGGATCATCTTAATTATCGGTTCGACAAATTCGGCTTGGTTCTGTAGATCCTCGTCGGAAAGCAGATTCAGGAAGCTATCGACGGCGCTTTGATCTTTGAACTTCGATTTCAGGATTTCGGCAAATTCCTTGAATTTCTTCTCTTTTTCCTTGTCTGGATCGTCGGGGTTATTGTCCAGGGGCTCCGGTTCTACCGGTTCAACAAGCTCGAAGTCGGTTTCTTTTAGGTTATAAGTCTCTTTGTAATAAGGCTTTAAGAATTTCACACCCTGCGATTTTAAATCCAAATCGCGCTTTGCCAAATCTGCTTTGATATCCTCTTCGTGCTCATATTTGAATTTGGGGGCGATAACGGTTTCCCCGAAGTTCAAATCAACCATCCATCGGATCAGCTGATCGAAACTGCCTTCGCACTTGATTTCGTCGGATTCAGCTAAATCGTGCCTGACATTATCGTGAACCTGTCCCAGTGCCCGCGCCCCCTTGTCTCCCGCTTCCGTAGTCAATGTCTGCCCTAATATCGCTTTTGAAATCTCAGCATTCGCGAAATCAACCAGGGCCTTGTACATTTCCCCGGTGCCTTTCGTTTTCAGATCATGGACTGTGATTTTCGCATCGGCAGGAGTTATAATTATGGTGCCTTTCGCTATTTTCTTTAATTTATCGAACAGTTTATCATATTCAGGTTCCCCCGCGCCCCTTGGCGGGCTTCCTTCAAGGAGTGGAAGGCCGTATCTTTCGGCACCCTCAACCCAGTATTTAAAACCGCCCTTTTTGAAATTGACGGACCAATAGACTTTGGAGAGCAGGGCTTCACCGTATGGATTATCATATTTTGGATTGTTTCGCGGGTTAATAAGGGAATAAGGCCTGATTTCGTCGCCGGGCCATGGGTTTGCCTTGCTCCGGAACCTTAAAATATTATCCCGGTCATATTGAAACCACCAGGCCGGGCGGCCGATGAACTCAACACAAAAGATTTTGTTTTCCCCTTCGAATTTCTTGGGGCGTTGCCAAATCGGTTCCATGGGCTGCATACCGTACAAAACAGAATCGAGAATTTCTTCCGTTGCCCGGTGAACATCGAACATTTTGAAAGCCTTTTCGATAAACTTCACGACGCGGGCCGGGGCACCGTCTTTCTCGATAAACCATTTTTTCGAAAGGGTGACAGACTTCCGGGAAGCAATGACGGCGGTTAAGTGCGGGTCCCAAAGGATTTCTTGATAGTTTGCCCAGGTGTTATTAACCTGTTTCAGTACCGGGTCCGGATTGGGTAACACGTCCACGGTGTTGTAAGCGTCTACCGAATTTGTCCGGGAATAAAAATCGTTTTTTACTGGGAAATTCCTGCTCCTGCTTTTCGCTGTTTCTTCCATATCAATAACCCTCTGTTATACCTGAATCACTTCCCCCGCGCATCTTGCTCAAATCGCCTACCTGGTGGGATCTGATATAATTAATATACTGCGAAACCATATCCATTATATCTTTTATACGGCAATTAGGGAACATTGTTAACTGCTCAATTACTAATCTGCTCCATTCTGCATTTGTTCGAATATAAACATTTCCGGCTCTGAATGTTGAACTCGCGGCATGGGCCCGGGAAACCTTGTCTAATTCAGGCAGGATCTTCACAAAATTAATTCTGGTATCGATTTCTAATTCCTGAACTATAGGCGTTCCGGACGATTTGTCTTCGATAAGGGTTTCATGGGGTTTAAATTCAGCGTCAAGGGCTATAACCATTTGCTTTAATTCAGGATAGATTAATTTTTTCACGAATACGTGATCCAGGTAAAAGCCGTTTTGATATTCCTTCCATGTCCCGCAACATTGCCAAGCGTTTTGTTCCTGCTTCTTATATGCCGTATCCCAGGATTGGATTATTGATATCGGTTTTTCTTTCGGCAGCTCGGTGAAGCCTTTAATCCATTCTCTTTTGATGATATTCCCGCCTGGAGGCATGGGGGACTGAAGGACCTGGCCGGCATAGTCATCGTCACCCAGATCGATTTTCATATCATCCAGGACGCCGCGGTCCATGCGTTTCGTATCTAAAAGACCGCCTTTGTAATATTTTTTGAGTTCTATCGGTTTCGGCTGGATATTCTTTCCGATGATTTCGCCCGGCATACAGATGTGTTTTATCTTTTTGCCCTTGTCCTTCGCCTTTTGGAGTAGATGCCCGGTCGGGTCCAGTTCGTGAAGGCGCTGCATTACCAGGACCGTCGTAGCGACAACCTTGTCAACCTTCCTAGTTGAAAATGTGCCGTCCATCCATACGACCGCCGCAAGCCGTATAGTGTCCGAATGGGATTGTTTGGGGTTTATCAGATCATCACCGATTAAAACGTGAGCATGTTTCGATGTGATTGTCCCGCCGACCCCGCAACAAGTCCGGGTGCCCCCTTTGGTGTTTTCATATCTGGTTTTATTGTTCTGATCGGATTTGAAAGTTATTTCGTCGCCGTATAGTTCGGTAAATTTCAGGGATTGCAAAACATCCCGGGTCTTAACGGCATGTTCCATGGCAACGTCCTGGGAGTATGAGGCGTTGATTACCCGGATACTTGCGTCCCGTAGCCATAACCAGGCGGGCCACATTATCGTTACTATCGTACTCTTTGAGGTGCCGGGGGGAACGTTGAAGATGGTATCATGCGGGTTGCGCTCCCGGTTGATAACCCTTTCCCCGATCTCCTGAAGTTCGGTACACATTTTTCTGATATGAAAATTATTAATTAGGGGATCCTGGACTATCGAATCCCAGAAGTAGAGGAAAAAACTATAAAAAGATGCCCGGCATTCTCTCCGGGTTATTTCAGCCTGGACCCGTATTTGTTCGCGTAGGATTTCAGTTTTCGTCCGCTTCGGCGCTGTCTTCGTCGTCATTTTCGGACTCTTCAATTGTGAGTTCGGCCATTTTAGCTTTTAGTTCTTCAGTATTTAACGCCTCCAGGCCTGGGATCTTATGTTCTTTCTTTTCCGTGAAGTCTTCAATAATCTGCAGGAATAGCTTGGCACATGACGCTTTTCCTTTCTTCCCCTCCCTATACATGGAGAGTAAAAGATCGCCGGTAAGGAATTTAAAGTGCTTATATCTGTCTTCAAGGTTCATTTTGGACATTTCGAGTAGATGAGTCTCGATTGTCGCATGAGAAAGCTTTGTAGCCTTGACGAGTGCGGAAACCGTAGGCCGCTTCGTCCATTTCCGGGCAAGCTTGATATACTGCTCACTAATCAGAATGTGATTGTCTTCCCAATCCCGGCGGCGGGTTTCTTCGCTCATATAATGATTATACCTTATTTTTGAATCTGATTTCGGATTCCCTTTTATACCCCAAACATTGAGCGCAATTATAAATCCGGTGCATAACTTCAAATTCTATCAATACTGGATTTTCACACTTACATTCACTTCTCATAGATAAATAATTGAGATTGAAGTCGATTTCTCTTTTAAAATCTGCTTTGTTCATTATTCTTTAAAAATAAAACAGCTCAAATTCATCTAAAAACAACATAAACTAATTTTGTGACAATCGCTAGTGTTTTGTCGTTTCAAATTGAATCAAATTGCTGTAAATTATGAAATATGGCTAAAACTGTAACAATGGAATTATTCCGAGCCGGTACCCATACCGATTCGAGCGGCGAAACCCGAAAATGGACCACGGATGATATCGACAAGATGGTCAAATCATTTAACGAATTGGGCGAAGACGTCCCCGCTACAATCGGCCACAATCCAAAGAATAAACCGGCCTTTGGGTGGTTCAAAAAGATGTTCCGCAAAGGCGATCTTTTAATGGGCGAAATGTCGGATGTTGTTTCCGAGTTCGGCGAAATGCTGAAAAAGAAGATGTTTAAAAAGCGGTCCATAGGGCTGCGTGGGGATTTATCCTTTCGTCACGTTGCCTTTTTAGGAGCCGAAGCGCCCGCAGTAAAGGGTCTTGAAGATTTTGCTTTCAAATCCGACGAAGATTTCGACACTATTGATTTTGATTTCGGCGAAGAGGAAACACCAGAGTCCTTTACAGAAAAGATTTTAAATATTCTCAAATTGAAGAAAAAAGACTTTAACAACCCCGATCCAAATAACCAGGGGGATAACCCCGCCAACGGAGGCAATGCCATGAATTTCGAAAAAGAGTTTAAAGCAGAACAGGCTAAAAACGAAAAATTAACGAAGGATCTGGAAACTTCCCAGGAAGAGGCCAAAGCCGGGATCGATGAGGACGGCAAATCCTTCAAGGAAAAGTTCGAAGCCTCCGAGAAAACTGCCAAGGATCTGCAGGCCGGGATTGATAAGGACAAAGCCGACGCGAAAACGAAGGAATTTTCTGATTTCGCAGAATCCCTCGCAAAAGAGGAAAAGATCCTTCCGTCCAGCAAGGATGCTATTATCGCCATGCAGAAAGCCCTTGACGGTCAAGAAGCTATTGATTTCGGCGAAGGCGACGACAAGAAGAAAATCACACCCCTTGATTTGTGGAAAGAACAGATCGAGAAAGGTGATATCAGCGGACTTTTCGGCGAGAAGTTCCAGGGAAGCAAAAGCCCCGCAGACGCCATAAGCGCTGAAATCAAGGCAGAAACCGACAAGCTTATGGAAGACGGTAAAAGGTCCTTCACGGAAGCAAGCGCAAAACTGAGGAAAGACAAACCGGAACTTTTCAAGAGCCTATCCTTTACCGAAGAACTGAAAGACGAGTAAACACGCAAAAATCAAGGAATTTTAACAAAAAACTTTAAAAACGAGGATCTATCATGGGTTTAGGAAGACAAGAAGTAATCAAGGAAACGAAAACTTATGAAGCCGGGAGCGCCATTGAAGACCGGCGTTTTGTCTCTATTGACGTCAACGGGCGGGTAAACCATACCGGCGACGGTCTGGAAACCAAGGGCGTTTCCATGGAAGCCGTAGCCGTAACGGGTCAAGGCGTATCAGTTGCCCTCCAGAATGCCGGTAATATCGTCCGCGTTGAGGCTGCGGGCGCGGTTACCAGGGGCGGCCAGGTTGCTTCCGCTGCGAACGGTTTTGTAAAAGATTCCGCTTCCGGTGATTTCGAAATGGGACAGGCCGACGAAGGCGCAACCGCTATAAATCAATTTGCGATTATCAACCTGACCAGAGGGCGCACAACTCCGTAAATAACGGAAAAAACAAGGTTTTATAGTAACTTTTTCAAAGGAAACATTAAACAAGAAGGTTTAAAATGGGACGTCAAAACGTACAAATCATCACCGGTTATGCTCAGGACATTTCGATCAAGTTCAGCGATCAGGATCTAAAAAATGCCGAGATCGCCCCAATTCTTGATATGATTTCCCCGAAAATGAAAATTACGCAGTATCAGCGGGGAGAGCAGTTTCAGAGTGGCAGGTCCAAAAGGCAGCCCGGGACAGAGATCCCGACGACTCTTGTTGAAAGAACCCATGTACAGGCCCAAACCGAAGAGTACGCGGCTTCTGATTTCATTACCAAGGAAGACTTGCGGGATGCCGGGCTACCTGCGCACCTTGCCCCCCCAATCGATTTGGCTTCCGATTCCCTGGAAAAGAACGCGAAGGATCTGGATCTGGGACGTGAAATCGACGTCGCCAACCATATTTTCGCCGCGACATTTGCCGACGGTGTTGTCGGCGGCCTTGACGTTGCTGGTTCCTGGCTGAATCCCGCGACTTCGACCTTTCTTGCTGATTTTGATACCGCTATCCGGACACTGAAATTGAATGGCGTTTCGACGAAAGACCTCAAATTTGCTACCGACTTCGGCACGTTCCAGGTATTGAAGAGGATCGACGATATTCGCGAACAGCTGAAATATACGTCGGATCGTTCTCTCACTCCTGAAATGCTTGCACGAATCCTTCAAATCAAGAAGGTGGAGGTTTGCGGCGCTATCCGGAACGATGCCCAGGCAATGAAGGGCGTTGATAATTTCAATGGTCGCTATATCTGGGAGCAGAGGGTAAATAGAGGCTGGGCTTTTCTCTATAACTTCGTGAAACCCACGAAAAAAAGCCTTAACGCTGTAATTCAGCCCCGTTCAAAGCTGGATAATAAGTCTTTCAGGTATACGGAAACGTATTACGATCCCAAAAAGAAAGCGACATTCTACGACTCCATGGAAGAAACCGACGTTCTGACTACGGCGGCCCCGGCCGCTTACCAGTGGAAAGATACGATTCTGACTTAATCGAAGGAACGGTATTTTGTGGCTTATAGTCTTAAAGCGGATATCCTTGTCCAGTTACCGGAGACACGGCTCCTACAACTGACCGACGATTCGATCCCGCCCGTAGCGGTAAACGATGTCATCGTTACCGCAATGATCGCCAAAGCCGACAACCAAATAAATTCATATTGCAGGGGGAAAAACAATCTCCCCTTCAATACTGCGAACACTCCGAGGGTAAAGGATTGGTCGGTTAGCCTTACAATCTGGAATCTGTATAAACGCCGGACAGATGTTGAAATGCCCGATCCCATTGATTCGGACCATGACGACGTAATTTCAGAGCTGAAGGGCGTCCGGGATGGTAAAATCATAGTCGCCGATCCCGAAAGTATTGCCAATACGGGCGGGATTTATAAAAGCAATGGAGCCGATACGGACGACGCGGGGGACCTCTTCACGGATAAACAGGACGGAACGGGCACAATTGACCAGTATTACAATGGACCAGCTGTATAATGGACGTCGACAATTTCGAAGATAAGCTAATTGTAAAGTTAAATTCGGTTTTCCTGAATAGTATTGAAGTTCGATCATATCCGGATAGTTTTGATAATTATGTCTCGCAATTGACACACGCGGGCGGCGCGATCTTGGTTGCCTGGCAAGGTGCTGGATGGGAACTACCGGAAGGAAATAATCAAAGTGTTTTGGTTCAGGACGGCGTTTACACTTGGCAATTCACGACATTAAAACAGAACCTTTCCAGGGGGAAAAATCAAACCAGTTCCTATAATACCATCATGACAATCAAGGATGCACTTTCCGGATTCACTCCGGCAGGCTTCGATGACAGTTCGGTTTTGTTTCCTGTCGATGCTGGTTTCCTGGATAAAATAAAAGGCTTTTACGCTTATCAAATCACTATGGGGCACACGCTTGAAGAGTCCGAAGTATGACAATAAAAAACGATATAACCTCGGAGATCGACGCTTTGATCGATGCTATGACGGTCCTGGGCGGTTACAATTTTGATTATGATAATGTTAATCAGCTTAAACCGGCTTCCCGGACTTATCCCTTTGTTAAGACAGAATATCCGGAAGACGAATATCTTGATCCGGACGATCAAATGGTTGACTCCTACAGCTCAGGACTTCAGGCGATATTTACGGTTATGGTTGATGATACCGTTAGTCCTCCGGCCCTGGCACTATCCAGAGTATTGGAGGATTTCCAGCGGCTTATGGAAGCGGGTCACGCGACACTCCAGACAAAGGGCCAAATCGTCGGCGATCTTATATCGAACAATCGAAATTATACGCAAATTCGGAAACGACCAGGATTTATTGAAATGGAATGGCGGCTTTTTTATCGCGTTAAGCGGTCTGATCCGTCGGTAACAATTTAAACGGAGGTTTTACCATGGGATGCTGTCCTTTACTTACAAGAAAACTGAATGTTCTGGGAAGAAATGAGAGTGTTCCCGGTACCGCCGAAACCCTTGCCGCCGATCCGGACGGAAAAATTCGGGTTATTGCCGGGGCGCAGCCGGAATATGTAGCTCCCAGAGAAAAGCTGGACTATGCCCGGGCCTCCTTGACACCCCTGGGATCCCTGGAAGGAACAAAAGTTCTTAACCAGGCATTCCGCACCCCCATGAACACCCCGGACACCATCACCAATCTGTCGGAAATGGATGTTGACACTATTTCCTATCAGAGTGCTATCGCTTGCGGTGCGGGCTCGATTCAAAGATACACTTTCAACGGTTCCCCTGATTTATCCTGTATTGTTGCCGGAATGTATCTCGATTCGAACTATGCCACAAACGCAAGTAACGTCGGTTGCTTTCAAATCATCACGGTTAATGATGTTGGCGATTGGCTTGACGTTATAAATCGGGTCCGCACCGATGCTACGGACGACGAAGCTACCGATTCCCCCTGTGTAGGCGATATCCAAAATAACCTGGAATTTGGATGGGCAATCAATTCCTGTTTGGCGAAGGTCGTCGGAATTACCCGGATACCTATTGGAGCAATTGCGGTTTCCTCATACGTGCGAAATGAAACGATAACAAGTGCCTCCGGGACCGGCCGCATAATTATCCCCGCAGAAACCGGCGACGCCTATCTATATTACAAACCCCTTACCGGCAGGATAGACACCGCCGAACTTATAACGGGCGGGACCTCTGGATCTACTTCTACAAGTTCCGGTATTTCCGAGATTCACGGATATCGCGTAAATCCAATTTCAGGTGACAATTGCGCTGCCGAGGTTTCGACCATTAATTACCAGAATGACGGTTTTCACTGGGAAACCCGCTCCGCAATGGGAAATATGACTATTGAAGCAGGCGCAAATAAGGCAATGTTTCTTGATTTTGCCATGGAAGGGCCCAGGGAATCGATTGGTGACGAAGCCCTTTTAAGCGTCGGCAGGGACGACGAAGATCCTCCAATCGTCAAAACCGCTGAATTAATGCTGGACGCTTTTTCCCCTGTTTTCGCAACATTCGGCTTCGACATGGGAAACACTACAGCCCTTCGGGAAAACGGCAACGTCGGCGACGATACCGGAATCGAAGCTGCCCGGGTAACCGATAGAGGCTCCAAAGTCACAATCAATTTAGAACATGAACTTGCCGCAACCTTTGATTTCTTCGGGAAAATGGACGTAGGAACAAAAACAGCCCTACAGATGCACGTCGGGACCGTCCTGGATAAAATGGCCTGGTTCTTTGCCGATGCCCTTGAATTTGATGCCCTTCCCCTGGGAGACAAGGACGGAATCCGGATGCTGGAATTAACCGGAACCTGTACCGGTGCCGCTGATGATACCAATGACGATTGGGAATTTGCCATAGTTTGATTCACTCCTTTCTAGGGTCATTCCAAAATCGTGAAAGGGAAGGGGGGTTTTTACTCCCCTTTTCTTATGGAAAAATGTTATTTTCGGCTGATATGCTTTCGGATCATAACTACATAACCCTTTGTGATCAAGAATTACCAGAAGACCAACAAACGATATTTATATTAAGTGATCTCACGATAGGTCAATCAGAATATATCGAAAGGTCGTCCGGTCGGGGTAGTTTAACGCTCCGGACTCTCCATGTTGGATTGAAAGGCATAATTAATTTCAAATTAGATGAAAAACCTTTTTCTTTCCTTCGTGATGGAAATGGGCAAAGCCTCCCCGGCAATCTAAAACCGTGGAAATCAGATCATCTAAAAAAGATTCCAGCACTAGAAAGGAATGAAATCGCAGACAAAATACTTGCGATAAACGAAATTACAGAGGAAGAAAAGAAAAACTTTGTTCTCCTTTGTGCAATAATGATGCAAGTGTTAAGCCCAAATCAAACCGGAAAATATGATGTTGTTTGTTGGGTTTGTGCTGGCTCGGGTTGTCAATTCTGTAATGAAAATGGCACAATTAAACTCAAAAAATCCCCGAATAAATTACTCACAACCGCCGGACATATATATTTTAAATGTTATGCCGCTTTTAAAAATTATGGAATATGGCCAATTAGGGGCGGCTATTTAGATCAATCATCAAAGTTCGTGAAAGTCTTCGAATATTGTGATAAAATTATAAAAAGGCTCAATGATGAAAAATCAGAAATCGAAGCAGCGGAAGCGAAACTCAAAGCAGACCAGGCAAAATTACACAAATAACAATAAAAAAGGAGTGAAATCATGAAGGGTATATCAACAAAAGATACATACGAATATATTTGTTTGGAAGATCGCGATCTGGACAAAAAGGATCAGACAATATTTGTCTTAAATTATTTAACGATTGAGCAGGAGGCGCATATTGATGATAAATTGGGCTGTGTTACCGACGACGGCTATCAGGTTTCAATTGGATCGACGGCTTTATTGGCACTTCATTACGGCATAAATGAGGTAAAAAACCTCCCCGTTGGCGTAAAAGAATTGATTCTTGCTCGCGACCTTTCGAAAAAGAAGCTAAAAGGCGGTCTACGCCCCTGGCATTTGGATGGTCTATCCTGTATAAAAAAAGCAACCCGGACGGAATTAGCGGAAATTATCCGGAATGGCGGCGAAACAGAAGATGAAGTGCGCCCAGAAGAGAAAAAAGAGTAAGGCTTATTTGTGGCAGTAAAAAAAGTTGAAATTGGAATCCAAGTCAATAACCGCGGAGCGATCCGCGATTATAAACGCCTGAAAAATTCCGTAGTCAAAGACAATAAGAGGATCAGGGAGTCAATGAAACAGCTGCGGGCCGACTCCCAAAATGCTGTCATTGGTGCCGCGAACGCCCTAAAGGGATTGAAAAGCGGGGTCACGGACGTCTTTAAGAGGTTCGGCCCCGCGGCCCTGGTTATCGGTGCGGTAACGCTTGCGTTTACCTCAATGGGGAAGGCAATTGAATTTGTAAATCGGGTTTCAATTGCGTTTGAGCAATCATTATCTAAAATAAAAGCTATTGTGCAGCCAACTATCGAGGGGTTTGCATCCCTAACAAAGAAGGCCCGAGATCTCGGGGAATCCACCATTTTTACCGCTACTGAGGCCGCAAAGGCTTTTGTGGAAATGGGTAAATTGGGATTAAAAACGGCCGCTATAATTGCGAGTAGTACGGCGGTTTTGTCCTTGGCTGCTATTGCGCAAGCCGATATGGCTGTGTCGGCAGAAACCGTTATTAAGACCATGAACCAGTTTAATCTGGAGGCGGACGAATCTCAGCGCGTGGTCGATATTATGGCGTCCTCTTTTACGAACTCCGCCCTCGATATGAACAAGTTCAGCGAGTCAATGAAATTTGTTGGAACCACGGCCCGCCTAGTAGGTTTGACCGTTGAGGAAACGGCGGCGCTTTTGTCTGTAATGGCAAATAATGGAATAGAGGCATCAATGGCTGGCACCTCTCTGAACCAGGCCATGATCCAATTGACGGACAAATCTTCAAAAGCGAACAAAATGTTTAAGACCATGGGCTTGGAAACGGCCTCTTTCCAGGAAAAAATGCTAGCCTTGCGGGATGCAAATATAGATGTTGGGGACGCTTTCGGGTTGCTCGACGTTCGGGCCGCAAGGGCTTTAAATGTCCTCATTGAAAATCTGGACGGAACGGAAAAAAGCGTTTCAGCATTGACTGAAAAATATCGTGAATCTACTGGCGTAGCCGATCAAATGGCTGCAACAATGCTCGACAATGTGGCCGGCGCATCTAAAATCTTAACTTCTGCACAGGAAGGCTTGGGACTTGCCATAGGGGACGCTTTCGGTCCTGCAAAGAGAAAGCGGATTGAATTTTATACAAAACTTGTTCGCTTTGCTTCAGAGGCCGTGAAGGCGCATCAAAAGGATTTACGAGCTCTTTCTAGCTTAATGACGGGGACTGTAATTGCTACTCTCAAGGTTTTGGCTAATTCATTCGCAATCGTTTCGGGGGTCATAGATACATTGAAATCCGGTTTCTTTTCTTTGGTCCAGGGGATTCTAATAGGTGCGAAAGGAGCTGCACAAGGGATTAATTGGGTGAGAAAAGCCCTCGGGGCAACGGATGATGAACTAGTAAACATCGAAGCTTTAACATTTGCAATTGAAGAGTTTGACGAGTCTTCAAACAAAGCGGCGGAGAATGCTATCAAGGCTTTTAGTTTTACAAGCAAAGCGGCTGAAGAGGGCGTGAACAGGCAGATCGCAGCCGAAAAACGGCTTGAAACGGCGAAAAGAAATGCAAGAAAAGCCGTTGCGGAAATTCCAAAGGGTATAGGAACTCCGTTACCTGGGGGTGGTGATGGAAAAAAGAAAAAAGAGGTTTTGATCGGTCCCACGATCCCGGATGCTTTTTTAGCGCAAGCAAAGCTGCAGGCGGAAGAAAGGAAAAGAATCGCCGAAGACGCTACGGCATTTGAAGAAATGCAAATAGACAACACCAATAAAATGAGGGATGAATCCTTGCAGCGGGAGGCCGACCGGCTTAAAGAAAGAAAGTCCATGCAAGCCGATGGAATGCGAAGTTTTGTTTCTAACCTCGGCACAATAGCGAACGCAAACAAAAAATTCGGGACGATCTTCAAAGCGGCCGCAATTGCTGAAACGACCGTCTCTACGATTGCCGCCGCTCAGAATCAATTTAAAGCCGGCTCACAGTTCCCCTATCCCGCAAATCTCGTTATGCCATGGGTATTATCAGCTGCAGCCATAGGGGCAGGGTTTGCCCGCGTAGCCGCTATTAAGGCCCAAAAGTTCGCAGGGGGCGGAGTAGTCCAGGGACAGCGATCAGGCGATAGGATCCCTATCCTGGCCAATGGCGGGGAACTGATGTCTAATCAAGCCCAGCAAAAACGATTACTCGATTTAATCGAAGGACGCGCCGGGGGCGGCAGAAGTAGTATCACATTCGGGGATATCAATATCAATTCTTCGGGCGGGGATGCCGACGAAATTGCCTCGGCTGTAAACCGGACCAGACAGGAGCAGATCCGAGCAGCCCAAAACCTATTAAACGAAAAGGGAGCCTTGCTCGTTACCTAATTATGGATTTCGACGGAACCACAGTTTTAACTGTTTTCGGATGGTCCCCGGACACCAGGGATGCGATTAAGTGGCAACAAATAGCCAATGGAAACTGGAGGGGAAGCGACCGCGGGGCCAACGAGGATACTTTCGAGGCGAATGTAAATTTCATGGGGGACCGGACGGCGCTTGAAGACCTGGAAACCGAACTCGATTCAAACCGATATGAATTTAACGCTACATTCGGGGACGGGGAGGAAGTTTTTGGAGCGGACATCGACTACAGTTCTCCCATTGAAATTACTGTCATAGATTACGGGAAAATTCAGCAGCTCGGATTAGGTAAATGGGGTATGCCTTTAAAACTCCGGGCATACCAACCGACATTCCTTGTTATTGCTGGTTCCCTTGCATGTATTCGCCTTTCCTCTTTTGTCTCTTCGCAGTTTTCGGAATTTGATGTAAAAAAACAATTTACCTATGATAATTTAACGTATTTCAATGATCACGTTGCGGACCCGGGAATCTTCGAGGGGAATTTCACGCAAACGACTTTTGAAATGAAACAGATTCGCCGGTACATCCTGGATACTTTGCGCAACGGTTCAGATACCCCCTTCCCAACCTTCGGGGGTATAACAACGCCCTTCGGATCTCGGGAGGGGGCGGGACCGTTCACATTCAGGATCATTGATTGGCAGGATATGGGCCGTCCGAACCTGGTTGATTGGAATCTACGGATTAAATTTGCAAGGGAATTTACATGAGCGAAGTAACAAAATCTGAATTTAATGGATTAGGCCAAAGAGTAACAAACACCGAGGTTGAAATGAGTGCTATTAAAACTAAAGTCGAAAGAACCGACGAAGATGTTCAAAAAATATTTGACGGTCTGGCAAGGCTTCCCTATTGGGTGATCTTCGCTGTCCTGGTCCCAATTGGGATTAGTGTCTATCAGATTTTAACGAAATAAAGGTCTATTATGCCATTCGTAAAAACAAACCCGATTTTAATCGCTGACAATACCGCCGAGGCTTGGGCCGTTATAGAGAAAACCGGCGACGTTGATTATATAACCATCGACACGGTGAACACCGCAGAGAGAATCAACCTATTAAAAAATACTGTTATCGGTGCAGGTGCTCCCGATTCAAATCAAAAACTTGGGTTGACTATTGACCAGGGCGCTGGTGATGATGATATCATCCTTGCTTTTCAGAGTTCAAATTGTACCCATAGTTTCACCGATTTTGCTGATACGGACACTTATGGGAGTTTTCAAAAGACCTCAGATTTTTCTTCTGGACTAAAAATAAGAGGGTTCACGGACGGTGCTGGTGCCAACCCTGTTTTGATAGAAGGGTATAATGTTGACGCAACCGCCGCTCACTGTATAGGATTAGCTGGATGGAAGTCAGATGGAGGAACGGACAGAGCAGCGCTTGCCGCAGCGGAATTGCTTCTGGAAGTTCTTAATGGAACTACAACCGTAATAAGTGTCTTCGGCGACGCCGGAACGGCGATTAATACGGAAGCCGTAGATTCAAAGTCGGCTATTGGTTTAACCATAAATCAGGCCGGAAACGATGACATAATATTAGCCTTCCAATCCTCAGATATAACACACCCCTTCACAGATTTTGCAGATGCCGACACTTACGGAAGTTTTCAGAAAGAACATGCAACTACAGGTGGGGCATTAATAAGAGGCTTTGCGAGCGGGGGAGAAACAAATATAGGACTAGTCCTTGAAGGACATGGCGACCAAGGGGTTGAAATTGTCGGATGGTATACGGACGGAGGCACAGGGCGACAGGCAATGGCTGCGAGTGATGATGTGCTTTCCGTTTACAATGGGGCCTCAAAGCTGTTTCTAATTGAAGGAAACGGTGAGGTGGGTATAGGCGTAACTCCCGCTCAAAAATTCGAAATCGGTTCCACGGATAATAGTAATCGGATAAGCATTTATCACGATAATGCGGATGCCCATTTTAATTGGGATGATGGTGTATTAACTTTGAAATCGGTAGAAAATGCCAACGCTCAAGCTGACGTGCGAATAGCGGGAAACGGAACCGGACGCGCTGATTTATATCTTATGGACGGCGCAAGCAGTTTTACCAAATTCCGCCAAGATGCTGGACGGCTGGAAATTGGTAATTCCGATACGGGTGATATTTGGATTGATGCACTTAACGGCGATATTCAATTAAACCGGGGAGCCACCGGAGATATAGATATTTTTGGAGCATCAACTGAAGGTGAAACTAAGAGGGTATTGATAAGTGGCTTTCGTGCAGGCGGCGCGGCAGACACTTTAAATACCGCCGTCGGCATCCATGTCAATCAAGCGGCTTCGTTTTACGGCTGCGCGGGCGGCTATCTGATAGGTGACGGAACCAATTATACACATATCCAGGCAGACGGTGAAATACAACTTGTAGGTACGGCAAAAGTTAAGACATACGATAAATTACAATTTAACGAAACCAGAATTACCGGGCAAGGCAAACCAACACAAGTTTTTCGAGGGGCGTTCGCCGCTTATTCACTGCCTATTTATAACACAGATGACGAAGAACTGTTCAGCTGCGTCTGCACCCCCCCCGCATGGGACGGAACGACTGACCCCGTTCTCTATCTCGCGGGTTGGTTGACTGCGGCGGAAGATATAAACGATGACTTTAATTTACAGGTAAGCGTAGAAACTTATGATCCATCAAATAATGATGTTGTGCCGGTCACAACTAACGATTACACGGTCGAAACAAATGTGACGGACGGCACCCAATTTGCGTCCTACGGGGTTTCTTTTACACTAGACGCTTCTGCCATTGTTATTGCGGCGGGGCAACCGCTTGGAGTACGAATCAGAAGATTAGCGGCGGCGGGAACGGAAATAGCCGGGGAGTTTGCGATTGAGGGCGCAGTTTTAATTTGGACTTGCAATAAACTCGGACAAGCAACTTAAACGATTAACAAAAGAGAGAGGCAAAATCATGGCAAAGAAAATTACAGTAAACAAAATCGAGTTCGGCCCGGACAAATGGGCGAAGGTTCAGGAATGGCTTTTTAGTGCCGAGTGTCGGAGTCTGACAAAGATGGTTCAGGAGGACGGACAGCCGGTCAAAAAACTTCTCGAAAAGGCTTCTGAAGTGACCCCTGCTCACCTGGAAAAACACATGATGGATAATATCCGGGTTAACACCAGAAGATTTTTCAACCAAAAAAACAATCAGGATTTCGCTAAGAATTTCAAAGACGTAGTGTAATCAAAATCAATCAATCAATAAAAAAGGAGTGAAAATTATCATGAGAAAATTTACCAGAGAATTGAGTTTAATCGAGGTCGGAAACCTGTTTAACATTTGCAAAATCGTTTGTGCAAAGAAAGAATCCTCTATTTCCCCTATTGATAAAATCAATATTGCGAAATTATCGAAAAAGGTAGATGCCCAATTCGAAGACGAACAGGAAAACTATAACTTTCGCGCTGAAAAAGCCAGAGAGGCGAAAAAGCCGTCTTTCCCTTTCGTCGATCAGGACAAGGGAAAGAAGATGGTCGAAATAAAGCACTCCGAACTGACAGCGATTGCACATTGCTTTCTGGAAGTGCTAAACGACAAAGAAAAATGTACCGTTGACGATGTTGGGGACGTTTTGAATCTAGCGGACGATTCTTGCCTGAAACTGGAACGGTATCTCCTGGACAACTTCAAAGATGACGAAAATAAATTTATCAAAACCCCCGAGGATGATAATATTGCTCCGGAGGACGAGACTGTAGATCCTGAAGGCCCTATAGTTCCCGAAGATGTCGAAGAAACCGAATAAAAGAGGCTGATCATGTATGTAGGTAAAATATTTAAAAGGGCGGCGGCACTTGTCGTCGATTTCTCGGTTGCCGATTCGGCCGGGGCCGGAGTAGCCGGGCTCACGGTAAAATTTTCAATCTTTGACGAAGATACCTCCCGCTATTGGGATAATGCGTCCAGTCAGTTCGATTCGGTTGCTGAAGTCCTGAACACCGGATCGGAAATCGGGGACGGCCTCTATGAATATGTTTTGGCGGGGGGCCTTGCTCTCGGTGGTACGGAGTTCACTGTTCACACCGAGGCAACGGACGTCGGGGCCGGGGACACCTACGACACGGCTGAAATTTATATCCTGGATGGCAATGTTACCGGGACCGTTGACGCTAATCTTGTCGAAATTGCCGGATCCTCAACGATTGACGGAGTGAACATTGACACCTATTTCGAAAAATCCCAGGCGGTATTGTACGGCAAGGTTGTCCGGACCGGTAATCAGTATCAATTCAGGGATCAAGCCGATGGAGTCGATCTCGTCGATTATACAGTAACGGCGGCCGGCCGAACAGTGGTATAAAATGGCCGTTCTTCCCGGAGATTATGAAAGCGTAATGTCAAACGCCGTCGGGCATACCGGCGGAACGCTTCCAGACGCTACTGAAAGCCAGACCAGGGGTCACTGGGCGGGCGTTGTGGCGACCCTGGACCAGATAACCCATTATGCGGCACAAATAAACATGTCGGACCTTTCGGGCGACACAGACGCCGCTATGGGCTTATATGCGGGCTTCTTTCGTTGGGTTACTGAAAGGCCGCTTTATGACGGCTTGACCGTGATACCGACCGGAGACAACGAGGGGGACGTGTGGGGCGAAGGTATAATGATTGGGCGCAAACAGATTTCCCCAATCGACAGAATCGGCAATTTTAACAAGGGCGGCGATTATGCTTCCCTTTCCGGTTTTAACCTGGCTATTGACAATTCTTCCGATTATGGGGCGGTCGTCGTGGGATTTGATGACTATTTAGTCTCAAATGGTTACGAAATCATCAACCGGCCCGTTAAAGTTTATTGCGTTATTGACGACGTTTTCTATCAAATTTGGGGCGGTGTTGTCTCAGAAACCCGTTATAACGAGAAAGTTTTTGAATTTATCTGTAAAGACATTTTTGAGAATGCACACAAGCCGATCCCCCGCTCCGAAATTGTGCTGCAGAAGTTCCCGGATGCGGACCCGGACAGCCTGGGAAAACAGGTCCCCATTGTATTTGGAGACGTATTAAGGACAAAATTATTTAATGTTTCAGGGAAAAGTGATCCGGTTAATATTGGGGTTTCCGACCTTACACAGACGATTATTAACATCACGGCCGCCACGGAATACGATATCGACGGGGTGACGGATGGGCCTTATTTGATAATAAAAACGCCGGGATTTGATTTCCAGGCCGATCATTTCGTCGATACCGGCGTCTATTATATCACGGTTTTTAAAGGTACAAGCCAAGGGATCCGGATAATAGGGAATGACGCCACAACAGACCCGGGCGATCCGGATGCCACAACAAAAATCTTTCTAGGTAAAAAGCTGACTGAAACGGTTGCGGACTTTAATACAAACAACGCCTATCAGCTTGACGGGGCTGTTTTGGCTGCGGGCGTTTGGTTCTTCAGAATTTATCAATTTAATGCTACCTATCTTATTTCCGACAAAGCCGTCAATACGATTTTCAAGGATGATCTTAACAATGTCGATTTTCGCCGCTGGAATAAGGACCGATTGAGATATGATCCAATTCCCGAACTACTCGACTCTTTTGATAATTCAGAAAGCAATCCATACGAAGCGCCAATCGTTTCAATAATAAATAATGACGTCGATATTGAGGGGGATTTCGTCCGGCTGATTCCTATTTTCCCGGAAAGCATAAAATATAAAGGCATGTCCCACAGCCCTAGTGACGTAACCGTAACACATGACCTTGATCAAAATGAAAATACGATTTTAAGGGACAAGGATCGGACAACTTCGGTTGGCTTTGAAACGCCGCCATTAACTCCGATTAGACACGTTGCTATTTTCTATGAAATAAACTTTCCGCCGGACTTTGTTGTCGAAGACCTCGACGAACTTTATTTATGCTTTGATATTGATATTGATTTTAGCGCGGCACCGGGCACCCCGATTTTTAACTGGGCAGTAACAAGTTATGATCAGTTTGAACAAAATTATTTTAGTGATAGCCATACCGGAAGCCTGGCACCGGCGGCCATAACCGATCCTCTAACATTTAACGGCTTGCCGAATGAATATTATAAACAGGGGGACGACGGCGGCGAAAATTCAAATTTTCAAGACGAAATAGTTGGGTCTTTCGTCTCGGACAACTTCAAATTACAAAATATTGAGAACTTTAAAGAGGCGCTTGTTTCGGGAAAAATGCTTTTAACGATTAGCATTTCGACAGGGACGTCTATTCAATTAGAATCCGCAGATATAAAACAAATCGGATTTTATGGCGGTCAAAAACTCAATGTGATTAAGGATGACATGTTTATTAAGGTCAAGGGCGAAGAGGTCGGCGGCCTCCTGACAAATAACGTCCACCGGACCATTAAGCACATCCTGGAGACTTACGACGAAATCCCGGGCGGAGATATCGATTATGGAAACCTGGAGTCCCAGGGCACCCGAAACGAGTGGAGAGTCGGCCGGCAGCTGGAATCTAAAAAACTTTCCTCAAAATACCTGAAAGAACTGGCTTCACAGAGTTTTGTCGGGATCTTCCCGGATCGGTATGGGAAACGGCACACAAAAAGCTTTCTGGATGACACCGCGAACATCTGGACCCATGCAGACGATAACGGCACTATTCTTGAAGGCACAATCCGATCTTTCGTAGCAACGCCTATAAATGAGGTTTACAATGATTTTAAAATCGATTACGATTGGAATCCTGGTTTAAAACAGTTCAATAAATCGCTTTTTGTTACGAATACGGATGCCCGGACGGAAGTTGACCCCTATGCCGCGGTGTTCCCGACAGAATTTGAGTCAACGGGAGCGGATATTGATTACACGGTACCGGGAGGGCTTACAAACGTAGTAATCAGTACTACGGGGCTCGGTGGATATGCGACGCTGGTTGTCGTCCCCGCATGGGCTGCGGTCGGCGGCAAAATCAGCTTTAAAGATGATTCGAGCAGCGCCTTTTCTTATGCAACAATTACAGCCAAAGTGGGGAGCCTTGTTTATTTTGACCTTCAAACGAAAGACGAAATTGCGCCGGATACCTATGTTGCTGGCACACTTACCAATCATGGCGGGGTTTCGAAGAAATGGACAACATGGGTCGGGGGGATTAATTCCTACAATACAGCTAAAAACTATTGGGAAATCTGTTATAATTCATGGCTGAAAACCCAGACGGTAAATAAGCTACCGTCTACCCTGGGGAAATGTTTCTGGTTTATTGACGGCGGGGCCTTCGACGGTACCGGGAGCACAGACAACACCGCAGCCCATAAATATTTAGAGGCTCATATTTCATGGACGACCAGGCAAAAACACCGGGTAGCCTATTCAATACCGGTCACGCCTCAAAATATCGAGGTTGACGAACTGGATGTTGTGAAGTTCAAGGATCAGAAGTATACGAACGGGGATTTTCGTCTTGGATATATCGAAAAAGTAAAGGTAAATCCGAAATCCGATCAAATCGATCTGGAGGTTATTCTGCAACCGGCAGGGTTTGAAAGTTATCCGCTTGACGGGAATCTAATAATAGAAACCGGGGACGCCCCGGACATAATAACGGAGAGTGGAAGCTTTCCGAATACCATCACGGAAACGGGGTTATAATGGCTAATGATAATATTGATATCATCCGAGTTCAGGTTTTAGAATCCGCAATTGTCGCAGCCCTTCGCACTGGTCAATTAGGATTTACTACAGACGGGAACCGGCTTTCCTATAAACGCCTTTCCGATTCTGTTATGAAATACTGGTCCGACGATTCAAAACAATGCTTGCTTGCATCAAACCAGACATTAACGGGTAATAAAACATATACCGGAAACACCACTTTTAATAATGGGGTTTCGGTGAATGCGACTCTCGCGGCTCAAAAAATGTTAAGCATGACGGCCCGCGTCGATCTGGGCTTGGGATCGGCGGATCTGGCCACGGCAAGGGCTGCCCAGGACAGCATGTTAGATAATTTGCGAGTCGAAGTAGAACCGACAGTATCGGGAGTCAATGACTATTATTCTTTCAGCGCACTTTCAGACGGACAACTCCTATGGGTTTTTAATTCAACCGGATGTGTTCCCGCAAAAATAGACGCGAATCCAACGGGCGGCGTGGGAACGCGAGTATATTCCGTCGCGGCAGGCGAACAGAGTATATTTATTTATGATTCTGATCTATTGGTGCCCGCTTTCGAAGCAACGGCGACAACTTGATCAGCTACACCCCGATAGGATTTATAATCCCAGAGAACCGGCAGGATGATCGGAAACGGCAGGATATTTTTAAAAACAAATTGAAAATATTAAAAATAGCCGCCGCACAACCTAAAGAAAATTATTTCATTCTACGCGATTTAGATATAATATACGGTTGGGGTATCCCGGAAATGGAATCGTATTTAAACGAAAACCCTGATTACGGTGCCGTCGCCTTATGGCCTCATGATGGCCTAATCGGCAGAAGCACCCATGTTTCGACGTCCTTCATGATGATCCGCAGGGAGGCTATAATTAATATTGAATTGACGCAGGGGCGGGGCTGTTTTTGTTGGCATTTGTGTAATTATTTATGGGATCATGGGTATAAAACTAGATATATTGAAGGCAAGATTTTACACAAACATTAAAAAGGAGTGAATTATTATGGATCAAAGCGATGTAGACATGGCAGACGTCCGGCCGGTCCCCAAAAATATAGACCCTATCGCCGTTGAGGCCGTCGCTATTTGGGCGCAAATTGCCCTGGATTATAAAAGTCTTAGCGCGACTTGCGGCCTTTTGAGGGATAAAAATAATCAGCTATTGACTCAAGTTGACAATTTCGGCAAGGAAGTCGGGGAATTGCGGGAAACCAGCGCGATCCAAAAGGTTCAAATTGGCGACTTAAGGGGCATAATAGCCGAATTAAAGAAAAAAGTACCCAAGCCAATCGGAAAGTAAGTATATTATAGGCTCATTTTGTGCTCCTGTTCTCCTTTCGTTCAGGCTTGACCCCCGGAATCTGGCTACTTTCGGGGGTCTTTTTTTTGGCTAAAATCGCCGATTCAAATAAACTTGTAAATATATTGCTTTTCAAGTTGTTAATTTATTATAATTATTTTAAATTAGAGTGAAACTTAACGAAAGGCCAGAAATGAGTAAAATAAAGATTGGAATAAAAACATTCGGCGGACGTGTTCTTTTTGAATATGAATCCGAAAATAACACGGCAAAGAAAACGTTGACGGAGGCCGTGAATAAAAAGGCAGACCTCACAGGTGCATACCTCAGAGGGGCAGACCTCACAGGGGCAGACCTCACAGGGGCATACCTCAGAGGGGCAGACCTCACAGGGGCATACCTCACAGGGGCAGACCTCACAGGGGCATACCTCAGAGGGGCAGACCTCACAGGGGCAGACCTCAGAGGGGCATACCTCAGAGGGGCAGGCCTCAGAGGGGCAGACCTCAGAGGGGCAGACCTCAGAGGGGCAGACCTCACAGGGGCAGACCTCAGAGGGGCATACCTCAGAGGGGCAGGCCTCAGAGGGGCAGACCTCAGAGGGGCAGACCGTAACGGTTACAAATTAAAGAAGACCCCCATACAACTATTAGGGCTCAGATATTTCATAATCATTTTTGACAAACACATGGAAATAGGTTGCGAATCCCATACATTTAAGGAGTGGGAAAAATTTAAACCCAAAGATATTACCAAAATGGACGGCGCGGACGCATCCAAATTTTGGAAAAAGAACAAACCGATCCTCATGGACTTGTGCAAACAAATGGGGTCAAAATGAACAAAGAAACCCAAATCACCGGAAGCCCCATAATGGATCAAGTCCTGAACGACTTCCAGAAAGTTCACGCCGCGGCATCCACTAAGGCTATGTCAGAGCCAAATTATTTCAAGGAATTGGGGCTTCATATTTATTTCGACTTTGAGCCATACGAAGCGCCCATTACGGACCTGGCCAAGAACTGCGGTCCCGGCCGGGATGCCTCTGTCAGTATTAACCGCATTGAGTTCAGGGGAATTGATATCACATCAAAGTTCACCCTGGCTGAAATGTATGACATAGAAACCGAAATCATGGAAACTTTAGAGGAGGAGATAGGTTAATCATGCCAAGAAAACAGAAAACAGAATTGTCGATACGGGTTGCCCAGGCTTGTCTTGCTGGCCCCGTTGATTACATTGCCCGGAAGATGGGGATCAACCCTGTTACCCTGAACCGCATCAAGAACCATAACCACTTACCGAAACAGAAAAGGATCATAGACAGTATTGAATCTTATTTAAGGGGGGCAGGAATATGACTCTTTTCGCCCTTTGTATTATCATCCTGGTTTTAGTCCTCATTAATAAAGTCGGGAAACAGCAAAAACAGATCATTACACAAGCCCGATATATGAAGGGGCTCGAAACTGAATTGCGCCTGATTAAAGCTGAAAGGTTCCTGAATGAACCTCAGGACATCGACGATATTTGCAAAAATATAGAAAACAGATTGGAGGGGGAATGATGTTCCGAAAAATATTGAGGCGTTTATTTTGCCTTCATTTGAATTGGACTCGCGGCTTCCATCCCCTTCCCTGGTTGGGTGTGGGGGAAACCTGGCGGGCTGAATATTGGCATTGTACTAAATGCGGCAAAAACAAATTATTTAGTCGCTTCGGTCCGGGTCCGATGCGGTATATCGAGTAACTTTTCCCTTTACAAGTAATTCAGAATAATTAATTTAGATTACCACCATTTAACAGAAAGGGATCTTATGGCACTAAATATAAAACGGATTGTTATTGTAAGCCACCAGGGAGTATCAGTTTGTGAAGTCGGTTCCGAGGGTGTTGATCACATCGACGACAACTCTTTAGAATACGACAATCACATTTGCAATCAGTACGATGCTTATGATAATAAGGGCAATTTGTTAAGGCAAATAATAGACTGTCCTGTTGACATAACATATTTCAAATAATATCCACAACCAAAAGGAGTGAAAACCAATGAACACAGAGGTAAAAGCAAAAGTCGTAATCGGGACGGACTTAAAAAAGTACAAAGTCTCCGCCCCATTACTCAAAGAAATAGAAGCCGCTTTCAATGAGTATTCGGGGATAGCGATCAAAAAGATGGAAGATAAATTCCTTCCCCTGAAAATCAAGGATCACGAAGACAAAGAGGGCTATGCCAAAGTCCATGCCGCCCGAATGAACGTCAAAAACAAACGTGTCGAAGTAAAGAAAATCAAGGCCAAATTGAAGGAAGAGTCAATCGCCTATAATCATGTTGTGGATGGGGTAACTAATCGCCTAATCAACCTACTTCAGCCGATTGAAGATACACTCAAAGAGCGGGAAAAAGTTGTTGACGATAAAAAGGCCGAAATCCTGGAAGCCAAAAAGCGGGCGCAAAAAGAAAAATTGCAACGCCGGGTGAATGCCCTGAATGTCGTTAAGGCTGCTTTCTTTGTGGCTGATATAGAAGGCCTTTCCGACGAGGATTTCGATGATACTCTGAGGGACGCTACGGAAGCGTTCGACGCTGAGAACCGCCGTATCGCTGAGCAGGAAGCTAAGGACAAGGAAGAGAAAGGACGCCTTGAGAAGCAACGTATTGAGCAGGAGCGGGTAGCCAAAGAACAGGCCGACCGGGAAGCTAAAATCAAAGCGGACCAGGAAGCCAGAGACGCGGAGTTCAAAGCCCAACAGGACGAAATCGCTAAGAAACAAGCGGATAAAGAGGCTGAATTGAAGGCCAAACAGGATAAAATTGACGCTGATAAAAAAGCCCTCGACGATGCCAAAACCAAAGAGGAAGCGGACAAAAAACACGCTATAGAAATCGAGAAAGCGAAAAAAGAAGCCGCCGCCAAAGCTAAACGGGAGGAGAAAGAAGCCGCCGAACGCAAGGAAAAGAAACGGCTTGAAGACGAGAAAAAGGCGAAGGCGAAAGCTGAACGGATTGAAAGGCTGAAACCGGATAAGGAAAAGATTGTCGGTTTTGTTGAAGCAGTTTCCTCTTTGTCGGTTCCTGAATTAAAATCCGAAGAGGCCAAAGCCGTTATGGCTGATATTGCAATGACGCGGGCTCAATTCTGCCGGGATTCAAAAGAAGCTTGTGAGGATTTATAATCTAAACAAGTTAGGGGCACCAAAGAGAAATGACAAAAAATCGGGGAGAAAATGCCCCCTCCCCCCTCACTTTAAATAAGAGGATATTATGACTTTAGATGTATCAATAGGGTTGATAAAATTCGGTAAACTAAAAAAAAATGACGTCGCTGATTATGAAAGCTGTAACGTAATGAGGGCTTTGGATATAAAGCGGTGCCCAGACTCCGAAGCAGATATTTGCGATCCCGAAAGGACATTGAGCGCGAAAGAGGCTTATCGTTCTGGATCAACTTCATTTTGGGATTTTTGGGATAATTGCACTTATGAACTTTATCATTCAATGCGGGACTATCCAAACTCAAACGATACGGATATTGCATTTTTGAAACCGGTAATTGATGATATAAACGCCCTTCCAGATCCTACCGATGAAGGCAATGCCGACCGAATGAAGTGGCTGAAATATTGGGCAAACAAAGCGGTTGAATTGTATGGCGACCGTGCCGGAATCAGATTCTCATAATTTTTCTCCATTCCTAATTTAAAATAATTATATTAAATCAAGCCATTTTAACGAAAGGATCAATTATGCCATTAACACAATTAACGTGCCCGGACGGTGCCCGAATAAAAATAGCCGACTGCCTCAATGAAGGCGGTTGCAGGATGGGGGACCGTTGCGCAACCCGTTCCTATCTCCGCATGGCGTCCTCTGGCCGCCCCTGGAAGGGCAAACCCTCGACAACCCAACTAATAGGCGGGACGAAACTTGCCTTCCTGAAGATAACCGAGAATTACAGCACAAGCCCGGATGATAGGGCGTTCATGATTCACGGTTCCAAAGGCCATAGCAAGCTGGAGGGGTGCCTGGACAACCTATCAACCCTTGAAGAGAAATTTACCGATGACAGCCATACCGGCATTGCCGACGTTATCGAAGTCGAGGACGGCAAAACAATCATGGTCGATTATAAAACGTCTGGTTCTTATAAGGTTGCGAAAGCCCTCGGATTTAAAGTCATTGAGGAAGACACTGGAGAGTTTTTCAAGTCCGGGAAGCGCAAGGGACAGCCAAAGACGCGAAAGATCCTTGTTCGTGATGATAAATACATTGATCGGGAGGATTGGGTCCTGCAGCTGAACGATTACCGCATGAAGTGGGAAGCAAAACACGGAAAGAAGATTGACGAACTTCGGATCCAGTGTGTTACCAGGGACGGCGGGACATATATCGCCCGGTCCCGGGGCTGTTTCCGGAATGTCTATTATTTTAAGATTGAGATTGTTTCCGACGACGTCATCCGAAAGTATTTTGAAATAAAACGAGCCCAGTTAATGTTGGCTTTGGATCAAGGTTTTTGGAAAGACGCCTGCTCAAAGGAAGAGAATTGGGACGGCCTGCGGTGTGAAAGATATTGCGACGTTGCCGAATTTTGCCACTACGGGAAATATTTACTTAAACAAAAGGAGAAAGAAACCATGGCCATAAAAGGATTATCAGAAACGAGAAGACTTCCGAGACTTGGGAAAATCAGGCTCGGAATTAAAATCAAACCCGCAGGGAAAAAGGAGTATCCGAAAGAAGTGGACTATTTCATTTTGGACCCGCAGACGCCAAGCGATTTGGAAAACAAGAAGCTGATTGACGAGTTTGCAACCCTTTACGGGGATCAGCCGAAACAGATTAAAATCATGTTCCCGGTTGCCGATGCGAATATGTTTTTCCCGCAGGATTACAAGCGGTATGGGCGCACCACATCCCTGCAATGTAAGGGCGATGGTGTACAGGCTGTTTGTGCTACCCCCGATTTTGCCGAAGGGCTGGAGGTCATCGAGGCCGGCGAAATGGGCAATCCGATTGTCAAGTGCGAAGGGCGGCTCTGTTCGTATTACAAGAAAAAAGCATGTTCAGAGGTCGGAGTTCTTCAGGTCCTATTACCCGAACTTCCCGGTGCTGGCGTCTGGCAGATTTCAACCGGTTCGATTAATTCGATAATCAATGTCAATTCCTGCATTGACTATATCAAAGCTGTTTGCGGCCGGGCTCACATGATACCCCTTACCCTGGAGCGGAGAAAACAGGAAATAGCCCACGACGGCAAAAAGACGAACCATTTTATCCTACATATCAACATGGATTTTCGTCTTTCGGACCTCCAGAAACTTGCTAATATC